ACTATATTTGTAACATTATGCAAGCTATAAAAATCAATCAGCCAGTTAACTTGAACAGTGGAATCTCTATTCCTTCTGGCTCTATCGTTGTAATAGCAGAAGGCTATGCCTCTGTTAAGGATGTTAAGGAGAATTTAATTCCTGCACAAGTGGCGACATTCCTATTTGTTTCTGAGACCGCAATCCAAGAGGGTAAATCTTCGATTACAGATGTAGCGGACTTTAATCCTGTATTCTCAGGTCTTCAGCTAACAGTTACCGACTACGAAGCACAACCTGCTGAATCTCTACTAGTAAATGCGGTTTATGTTGCATTGTCAATCATTTATGGTGCAGAGAATATCGAAGTAATTACTTTGTAATCTGAGACCCATTCCTAATATCAAGGGGGCTTAGCTCCCCTTTTTTATTTGTAACAGAGGCAGAATTTGAATCTGCAATGGTCATGTGGCTTTCTTAGCGGAACTACGGCTTCCACACCGCAATTCCAATTTCCACACTAGCGTCTACTATTCCGCCACTCTGTTATTTGAAAAAGCCCCACGAGCAGATCTTACGGTATGCAAGTGGGGACTTTCGGTCTAGGGATACTATCCAAAGAGGGGTTCAGTACAAATATACTACTTCCAGACGATTCCTACATCTGAGGCCCGAACAATAATATGTTCTTTGCCGTCTATCTCGATCCGTTCTGCGTTCTGCAAGTAGATAGGATTGACATAAACTCCATCACCTGGTTCAATACCTACAACCTCATCACCAACGGCCAAAGTGGTCAGATTCCACCACTTCTTCATTTCCTTTTCCATCAGCTCTCTTTTCAACTTATCGTCTACTTCGATCACGCTCTGTTTAATCTCCGGGGGAGTTACAATAACTCTCTGGCCCCTTACTGTATATTTTGTCATGGTAAATTATTTTCTACTTCATCCCAATAACGGATCATTTCCGTCATGTTTGTCCTTGTTACTTTTTCTACTTCTTGTAGTTCTCTTTTTAACAGGCTTATCGAGTACCTCGCTATCTCCCTGTAACGGAAGGTGTCCATCTGGAACTTCATGCCCTTGATGTCCTTCTCCATCTTCAGTGCTTCTTCTTTCGGTGTCATTTTGTTCAATTAAATTCAAAGCTTCTTTTATGGCGTACATATCAGTAATACTGAGGCCCGTTTGACGTAACTCGCTCTCTGCTTCCATGTCTGTCACTGCTTGCTCTAGAGAAGCAGCGCTAGCTGGATAATTGTCCATATGGCGACCCATAACTATTTTAACCAATTCGTCCTTGGTATGGCGCAGCGCAAATAAATACGTCTTCATGTAACGTAGATACTGCTTCTTGTCTATTTTGGGGCTCCGTTTATTTATTTTCATAGTGCTCTCTCTTTATTCTATCAGCAATCTCCATCGCTTCCTGATAAGTCTTCATCGTATTCCTCTTCCCCGAGAATTCCCAAAAGAAATGGCAAGTTTGACAATATATCATAAAATTCTCTGGATGATTCCTCAATGCTGGGAATGCGCCTCTCGACACGATATGCGAGACGAACGTCTTCGAGTAGACTGGTAGATGCACACCACATTCCTGGCATTCGTGTTTGCGAGACGACCATGCGGCCTTGTACCATTCGATATCCTTTGTTTTTGTCATCCAACTCTGAAAACTCTAGATCCTTTAGCATTTGGTCTCCATGTTACCTTACCTTCATCTGAGGCCAAAATCATATTGTTTCCCATGTAATTCTTGATGTAATTGGCGGCCTCTCTCTTCTCATCCTCAAGAATAGCAATCTCAGTATTTTTAACTTTGTACTGCAAGATAAACTCATCAATCTCAGGCGTAGATACAATTGAATTCTCCTCGGGGTTCTTATACTTCTCATTTAAGAACTCAGAGTAAGCCTCAGTACCATCCGGTGGTGGTGCAAACTGCTCGTAGTCCTCTCCTAACTCGAGAGCCAAACGACCTGCTTCTACACGTGCCCAGAACTCTGTTGTTACATTGGCGATCATTTCAATCATTTCCTGATCCCGTTCAAACTTGTGAACCTTTAGATTCCGTCCGTCTTCAAGAGCAACTAAGTAGCCATTATCAATTCCGAGACCCATTAGGTACGTTTGAAGCTGTAAGTAATAAGACGGTGGTACACCACCCGCCCACTGCTTACTACTCCATCCGCTAATCGTCTTAATCTCAATAATAGATTCCACATTTTCCAAGTTAATTCTACCATCACGTATACGTAAGTTTTTAGTTTTAATCTGCAAGCGATCTGGCGAGAAGAAGAGGTGGGGATAATCTGGGTTAACCACGTATCCAACGGGCTCGTACAAAGTACGGACTTTAGTTTGGGCCTCATAATTACGAAGCATACTTTCATCATCGCCATCCCAATACTCAAATATCTCAGCGACAGTCTTTTCCAAGATAGTCCCCATGAACATAGGAATATTCGGCTCCACCTTCTGAGGGATTAAACCGATCTTCTGGTAGTACAGTTCTGCTGGACTCTTCCAAGAGTTAACACCCATCAAGGTGCCAATCTCAGAGGCACCAAGCCCACGAGAACGGAATTGTAACCATTCATCGTAGGCTTTGTCCTTATTGATTTGAATTATCTCAAGACCCATTCCTCGAATTGAGTTGCAAGATGGAACGTCATCTCCTTAACTTCATCTAGACTTTTACCTTCTAGATTCATAGTGGAGATTATATTTACGGCACTTTTTAACGAAGACTGCCGAATTATAGAGCGCTGCTCCTGCCCATAATGTTTCATATGAGCAGGTTCAACTTTGGATCCAATCTTATTTGCGAGTCCCATATCGTTTACGCCTCTAGACATTACCAGGGGAGATCATCAAATTCATCAACAACATTGGAATTTACACCAAAGTCGCTAACGATATCGTTTGGAACAGCAGGAGCTAGGTTCTTGGTAAACTCATTGACCTTGTCAACTCGGTAAGCCTCAACCTCTGACCAATCTACGCTGATCACCTCCCCTTTTTTATTTTTCAATTCCTCTGGAGCAGGTACGCCATCTTGACCGATCTTGTAAGCCCACTTCAACACTTCTCCGTTCTGTTTGATGAATAGAGCACTTCTCTTCTTGTCATCAACAATCTTCAAAGAAGGGATGAATTCCACTCTTTGGTGAGGATTGATTGAAGGGCAGCAATGTGCAAAGGCGATAAAGTAAGAAGTCTGCTTACTAGGCTCTTCGCCTTTCATCTTGATTTGCAATTGATACATCTGATCATCTTCCAATGTGATGCACAAATCTGTTCCATACTTGTGGTCTCTAGTACTGATTGCACGGATGTAACCTTCTACTGAGTCAAATAACTGGTAGGTCTCACCTACTTTCTTTGCAATCTTACCTTCTCTGATGGTAAGATAAACTAACGGGGTTGTTTTTTCTTTTAAAGCCATAACTATAAGTAGAGCAAATATAACACTTAATTTGGAAATACCAAGAAAAATTGCTAAAATTGTATATTATTATGAATACAGAGTTAAAAAATAAAATTCTTGAGATGAAGGGGAAACTCCGCAGGGGTGACATGGCCCGCATCGTTGAGAAAACCTCTCCATATGGAGTACTGCGTTATGATGTATACAACATACTCAACGGCAAAAGTTTAATTGATCATCAGAAGCTAATCATTGTTATGAAAGAAGTTCAAAGATGTATCAAAGAGAATGAGAACTACATGGATCACTTTAATCAGTCTATTGAGAATATATGACGCATGATGAATTAGAGCAAGAGATTGTTAATATACGCAAGAGAGGTCTGAGCCCCTTTGTAGAGCATACATTGATTTCTGAAAAGAGAAGGGTGTACTACAGCTTGAAGATGGAGAGAGACATGGAGAATTACGATGCTCTGATTCGTAAAAATGTAAACTTCCTGGAACGTATCTACAAAGTATACGCAGGTAGCCATAATATCAAAGATAGCATAGGTATAGACCCTCATCCGATCTATGCTGAGATACACAGTGGTAGAAAGAAATATATGCGCTTAGAGAGCGTCCTATACGTTGCGTATTTCTACGGCATACCATATGAATTATTATACACAGTTGATTTAGAAGCAAATGAAAGAACCCTTAAAAACCAGTATCCTCTTATTTTCAAACAGAGTCAACATTAAGCCCATCTCTGTTAATCAGGCATGGCAAGGCAGACGATTTAAGTCTCCTCTGTATCGAGCGTATGAGAAGGAATGCCTATTCAAATTACCGCCTGCTACGATCAATTGGGGCACTGTTCCGATTGAATTATCGCTAGTTGTTGGCATGAGTAATATGGCGAGTGATGTAGATAACGTGGTTAAACCCTTTATCGATATCCTCCAAAAGAAGTATGAGTTTAACGATAAGTATATCTTCAGACTGATTGTGGAAAAGAAAATAGTCGCCAAAGGTGCTGATTTTATTGAGTTCTACATAAAAAAGTTGGTTCCTCGCCATTATATACTTGATTTTGAAGAATAATTGTACTTACTTTGTAGATGTCCGCTACATCTAGTACATTACGCATAGACCTTCATTGGGGTTTCTCGGGCTGTACTAGGTATGGCGGACAACCGGGGAGCCCCTTATTTTTTTAAGACTTCTCGGCACGGTTCTTACAGGTTCCTCAATCCGGTTCTTTTCTCCTAACCGCTAGACAAAAGGGAGGTTAAAAATTGATACTTGTAAGTAACGGTATAAATGGATACCAACTCAAAAAACCAGGCTATGCTCGAACTAGCACCCTGGGGCTGAAGTGAAAGAAAAAGATGACGAGTTGGTAAGGCATCATACAGAAGGTAGGAATACCGACCATAAGCGAAGTGCCATTTATGCTAGTTGTTTTCGGAACTTAATTATAGTTGTTGAGGCTTGCTCTTTTTATCTCTCCCTTTCTCTAGATAAAATAGCTCTCTTGGTCCTCTTCAGCCATAATGTTAGGCACGCTATGTTTAAAAAAGAGTAAAAAATACAAGTATATGAAAATCAAGCAGATAGAAAAAACAGAATTCCTTGTGTTGGGTCTCAGAGATAATTACTATCAACCCAAACACTGTTGGAACGAACCCGATTTCAAAATAACAGTACAGCAAATGATAGAGAGATATCCCGAAACGGTCTTCAAAGAATTGATCATAGGACCCTCTAAGAAGATGCTACAATGGAACTTAGCTCAATCCTTGTTCCAACAAATATTGAAGACAAAGCCCAAGTTGATAGAGGAGTATAATAAGAATAAAATTGTGAAATCCAAATAAAATTGCATAAATTTGTAATAAATGGCATTCACTATAACGAATCAACCTGACCAGTTTTTGGCGGAAAGCGCAAAGAATAAAACCTGGTTCAAGGATAATATCAAATTCATCATGTCTCACTTTAATAAGAGACACGATAGAATTTCTAGAGTTAGAAAGGTAGACGATTTAGAAAACCCGATTGATGAAGTAGTTCGTATGTTCACCTACTACTTGGGAAGACAGTACAACAAAGATTATTACTACACCACCCAAGATCAGAACAACTGTGATTTACCTACAGTTTGGATCAATGGACAGAAGGTGACCTCTTTGGTTGACTATATGGTTGGTAACGCAATCAAGATGATTCAGAACATCGAACCATCTGTTAAAAACAACAGTAAGGCAGCAGTTAACAAAAGAACTGAGTTGCTCGAAAAGATGTTGTTGAAGTTCGAGGTGCCAGAATTCTTCGAAGCCATGGAGCAAGCAGGTATTGAATTCAATCCTGCTGGGCCTCAGGAATTTGAAGTTAAAGAAGACGTATACCGTTGGATGGAGTATGACTACAAAGAACAGGCTGAGATACTTGCCATGCGTATTTGTGAGGATATACTTAATCGCAACTCATTTCAAGAGAAATTTAAACAAGCCTTCTTATACACTCTATTGGGTGGATATGTGGGAATAGAAAATAGAATAGAGAATGGTAAGCAGTACTTTGATACTATTTTACCTCATAACCTTATTGTCGATAGGGCGAAAGATGACGATTTCAACTCTGAGGCCCGATTCGTAGGTAAAGTTGATTGGTTAAACACAACAGACATTATCGAGAGATACCAAGACTCATTGACAGTCGAGGAGATTGAGGAGATTAAGAAGATCACCACAAACAATTTGTATCAGCTCCTAGATTTGACAACTCACCCCTACGCAATGAACTGGGCCTTCAACGTAAACAACTTGCCAACCTTGGCTTGTGTTACTGGCTATTGGGTAGGTATGAAAGATATGGGTTACGAGAAGTCAAAAGATAAATTTGGCAATACCCACTACAGCAAGATCAGAAATGCCCGTAAGGGTCAGTACTGGACTAAGACAGTTTACAAAGGAACCTTGATTGGTAACAAGTACATTGTTGATGCTGAGGAGATGACCAATATCGTTCGTAAGACAGACAATCCCGGAGACGTAGAACTTCCGTTGAAAGTATTCATCCCGAATATGGTTATGGGGGAGAACAGATCAGTTGTGGCTCGTCTTCACCAACACCAAGATCGCATCGATTACATCACCAACGAGATCACCAAGATGATGACTCGTGCCAAGGGTAAGGTATATCTGATCAACAGACAGAAGTTGGGAACCTCTACCGCCAAGGACGTAATAAGCGATTTCGAAAGAATGGGTATCCACGTGACCGATGGTTCAGCAACTGGAGAAGATTTCGTACCAGGCCAAGATGCTCGTATGGTCGAAGTAGTCGATATGACTCTTGATCCCAATATCCAACAGCTTGTTTCTTTGCGTAGAGAAGAGGAGCGTCTGATGGAAGAGATTGTAAATATTCCTAAGGTTGCCCTTGGACAGCAGGCTGGTTACGTTGGTGCTAAAACACAAGCGGGTACCATTGCTCAGTCTAACTTGGGTACTACCTACCTATACCAAGGATTCATCCAATTCGTGGAGAAGGAGTTGAGCTTTGCAATCAACCAATACAAAGTGTCTCTTATCGATGAGCCTGAGACCGAAATTCCAGTAGTTGGAACCAACGGCAAAGAATACTTCCGCCTTACCAAAGATTTCCAATTCCAAGAGTTGGGAGTTTATTTGAAGGTTCGTGACTTCATCGATGAGCAAGCAAAAGAAAGATTGATCGGATTGGCGCAAGCAGCAATGCAGAACCAAATGATTGATATGTTGGATTATATCCGAATTGAGAAAGCCACTTCTTATACCCAATTGATGAATGAGTTGGAATACTCCTTGAACAAGAGGGAGAGAGAAAGAGAAAAACAACAGGCCATGATGCA